TACAAGAAAGATAAAGAATCTAGAGGTGATTGGGAAAAATCATACACGTCTGGATTGGATTTATTAGGTTTTAAATACAATAATGAAGATGGTCCTTTTCAAGGGGCAAGTTCTGTAACGCATCCAATGTTAGCTGAGTCCGTTACCCAATTTCAAGCACAGGCGTATAAAGAATTGTTACCCTCTGACGGGCCAGTAAGTTCACAAGTCGTTGGTGCCTTGACTCCTGAAAAAGAAGCACAAGCACAACGTGTCGAAGAATTTATGAATTATATGATAACTGAGGAAATGGAAGAGTACACTCCTGAATTTGATCAATTATTATTTTATTTACCACTTGCTGGATCTGCATTTAAAAAAGTTTATTTTGACGATGTTATGCAAAGAGCAGTATCCAAATTCGTACCAGCAGAAGATTTAGTCGTGCCTTATTATGCTACAGATTTGAAAGACTGTGAACGTATTACACATTTAGTTCGTATGAGCGAAAATGATATATTAAAAAAACAACAAATAGGTTTTTATCGTGATGTAGATATTCTACCTAGTCGTATGGAAGATAGCGATGTGCAAGATAAATACAACGAGTTGAGTGGTCAAAGTCGTTCCGGCGATGCTGAAGGAGATTATCAATTTAATGTGTTAGAAATGCACGTTGATTTAGATTTAGAAGATCCAGAAAATAAAAGTGATGAAAAAAATATTAAGATTCCTTATATTGTAACTTTAGACGAGGGTTCAAGAGAAATATTATCTATTTACAGAAACTACGAACCAAACGACCCGCTGTTAAAACGTAAAGAATTTTTTGTACATTACAAGTTTTTACCAGGTCTAGGTTTTTATGGCTTTGGTTTAATACACATGATTGGTGGTTTAAGTAAGACTGCTACTGCATCATTAAGACAATTACTTGATGCAGGAACATTAGCTAACCTGCCAGCTGGATTTAAGACCAGAGGTATGCGTATTCGTGACGATGATCAACCGTTTCAACCTGGTGAGTTTAGAGATGTCGACATTGTGGGTGGTAGAATACAAGATTCTTTTATGCAACTGCCATTTAAGGAGCCAAGTCAGACTTTATTTCAACTTTTAGGCTTTGTAGTGCAAGCTGGACAGCGTTTTGCAGCGATTGCTGACATGCAAGTGGGCGAAGATGGCAAAAATAGGGCTGTTGGTACCACAGTTGCGCTTTTAGAACGTGGTTCAAGAGTCATGAGTGCAATACACAAGCGTTGTTACTATGCAATGCGACAAGAATTTAGACTTTTGAACAATGTTTTTGCTTCATATCTGCCTCCAGTGTACCCATATGCGGTTTATGGTGGTGATCGAATGGTAAAACAGGCTGATTTTAGTCCAGAAGTTGATGTTATACCCGTTGCAGACCCAAATATCTTCTCAATGTCGCAAAGAGTTACTTTAGCACAGACCCAATTGCAAATTGCCCAGTCAAATCCGCAAATGCACAATGTACATGAAGCATATCGTCGTGTTTATGCAGCATTAGGTACAAAAGATATCAATACTTTGTTAAAAAAACCAGAAGAACCTGAACCAAAAGACCCAGCTATGGAAAACGCAGCTGCATTACGCATGGAAATACCACAAGCTTTTGAAGATCAAAACCATGATGCACATATCTTTTCACACATGGCATTTATGAGGACTAGAATGGTACAAATGAATCCAGCAGTGTACGCTTTACTGCAAGCCCATGTAAGTGAACACATATCTTTTAAAGCAAGAGCTCAAGCTGTTATTTTAATACAACAAGAACAGCCAGAAGTTCTACAATTACAAGATACTGACCCTGAGTCATTTCAACAATTGTTTGAAGGTATTGTCGCAGAGCGTATTCAACTTTTAACTGAAGAATTAGTTGCTCAAGAACAACCATCGGACGACCCATTAGTCAGATTAAAACAACAAGAACTTGATTTACGAGCTATGGACATGCAGCGCAGAGGTGAAGAGTTTGTTGCACAAGAACAAAGAAAAGCTAATGAATTTGATCAGCGTATTGATTTAGATAAAATGGAACGTGAAGATAATGAAGAAGCGGGTAAAGAAAGAATACGAGTTGCAGATGCTAAGTTAGACATCATGCGTGATAAGTTGAAACAAGACACTGGAAAGGGAGATAAATAATGGCACAAAACATCGGTAAAAGACGTGGCAAGTCTCCAATCAAAACAAGAATAGAAATGGAGCGCAGAGCGGAGAATAAAAATCCTGGAAGTAGAGCAAGCTTTCAAAAAAAATTACTTAATGTTGCAGATACAGCTTTGACTTTATCAAGCATTGGACCTTTATTTAAATTAGGTAAAGCTAGTTATAAGGGCGTTAAAGAAGGCGCAAAAAAACTTACAAAAACTAAACCACCTGAAAAAGGACCGGTGCCACAAGGTTTAAAAAAAGGTGGTTGTCCGCATCGTGAAAATGGTGCAAAATCCGACATTCAAGGTATTAAAGATATTCAAGTAAAAGGTAAAAAATTTATAGGAGTTAAATAATGGTAAGTTTAATCGTATCTGGATTATCTAAGGCTGTAGGGGGCTATTTTGAACATAGTGCAAAAAAAGCTAAAGCTAACTCTGATTTAAAAATTGCAGAGATAGACGCTAAAACAGCTGTGCAGAAAAGGGTTGCGGAAGGTAAAGTCGAGTGGGAGACCGCCATGGCAAAGGCAAGTGATGATTCTTGGAAAGATGAAGCCTGGACAATTTGTTTTATTGCAATCATAATTTTTAGCTTTATACCTTATTTTCAACCATTTGTTGCAAGAGGTATAGAGTTTTTAGCTACATTTCCAGAATGGTTACAATGGTCAATTATGGCTTCCATTGGAGCCAGTTTTGGATTAAAATCAATCGGTAAATTTACTAAGTAGGAGGAAGACATGGCAGTAGGACCAAAAGTGAAAAAAGGAATAAAACCAGCAAAAAGAGCTAAACCAATGAAACCATTACCAGCAGGTAAAAGCAGAATGACTAAAACAGACGTTGAAAAAGCTGGCAAAGCAGTGGGCATGAAAAAAGGTGGTAAGATGGCTAAAGGTTATGCTAAAGGTGGGGCTAAAATGATGAAAGCTATGGGTGGTAAGATGGCTAAAGGCTACGCTAAAGGTGGCGCTAAAATGTCAGTTGCCGGTTTAAGAGCAGCTGCTAGAAAAATGGGATACAAAATAACTAAGGGTTAAATTTGTCACATTTAATATCGAACATACCTTTAGTTTTAAAGGCATGGGTCAGAAAAGAATTTACACATAACCATCGTGCTTATCACGGTGAGTTTCTACACTGTTATGTTATAGCAGTTAATACCATTCCAGATCGTTGTTTAAGTTTTCAAGTTATCTTTACTGGTTGTGAAGATGAAGAGAATCGTTTGGAAAATCCGCATGGTGGTGCAATGTGGGCTCGTATGCCAATCACCGCCTTAGTTGAAGATGAACCTCTAGATGAAATGCCACCACCCATGCCAACACATATTGCTCAACCTTGGGATGTATCATCAAGAGATCATTCTATTATTGTGTTTGACCGAACCAGTTCTAGTCCTTGGTTGGCTCGTATCGAAGGTGAGTTTTATACCGCTAAGTATTACTTCACCGTAGATTATACCAACAGTGAAATAGCAGATGATCCAGCACAACACAAGCAATCACATGTTCTAGCACTAACCGAAGGTCCGTGGAAAGGGTGTTTTGTAGCGTTACCTAATAATCGTGTACGAGTAACATCGCCTGCTATGTGGGTTACCGGTAATGGTCCACCAGATTTTATTCCTTCGCAGTGGACACATAAAGCAGAAGCTCATGATAGTTACATGGATTGGGAATACACTTTTAACAATTTATACGCACCAGAGAAGAAAAAATAAATGCACGATCCAGATACAATTCAAAGTCTAATTCACTTTATTAGAAAAAGAGTTGATGAAACTAAAGATCATATCGTATATGGGGTGGACAACTTAGAACAATTACAATATGCTAAAGGCAAGATCGGTGCATATGAAGCACTGCTTCAGGATTTGAAAGACCTGCAAAAAAATGAGGGAGACATATGACAAGTAAGTCAAACATTATAAAACCAGATTATATTAAAGATGAAGTCGATTCATCAACTAATAAAGAAGGCCCAAAACCTACACAAGATTATTTAAAACATATAGATCGATTACCTAATCCAGTAGGTTATCGTATGTTACTTAAAATGTGGAAAATGTCTGAGACAACTAAAGGTGGCATTGCTTTATCAGAACAAACTTTAGAAACTTCTGAAATGACTTCAGTGGTTGGGTATGTTGTTAAAATGGGCGATATGTGCTATCAAGACAAAGAAAAATTTTTTAAACCATGGTGCAAAGAAGGTCAGTTTGTAGTCATTGGTCGTTATGCTGGAGCTAGATTTAAAACTAGTTTTGGTGAACACAGAATCATTAATGATGATGAAATAATAGGTACGATTGAAAAACCCGAGGACATCCTCGCACTATTTTAGGAGATAAAATATGTCAGAAGCACAAGTACAAGATGTTGAATTAGATACTGATGATGTTGAAGAAAGCTCTGTTGATGTAGCACAGCCTTCAGCAACTGAAGAATCCGTTGCAACCCCAGAAGTTGATTTAGGTTATACCGATCCAGTTAATAACGATAAAGCCGAAATTATCGAAGAGCCGAAAAGTGAAGATAATTTACAGGATGTATCAGAAAAAACACAAAAAAGAATTGATAAGCTAACTCGTAAAATGAGAGAAGCAGAAAGAAGAGAAAAAGCTGCTCTTGATTATGCAAAAGGCTTACAAGAAAAATATAATACAGCTAAATCTAGTTTAAATTCTATAGAAGATAATCATCTTAAGGAGTTTGATGCAAGAGTTGACTCTCAAAGAGAGCAAGTTAAAGCTAAGCTAGCGACTGCAACAGCTGACGGTGATGTTGATAAAATTGTTGAAGCTAATGATGAATTGACAAGACTAGCAGTTGAAAAAGAAAAAGCTAGAGTCAAGTTAGCTCAAAGAGAGCAGGAAGTAAAAGAACCTGAAGCAGAAGAAACTGTCCCTGAAGCTGCACCGATAGATCCTAAAGCTGAAAATTGGATAAGTAAAAACACTTGGTTTAATAATGATACTGTTATGACTGGTGCTGCTGTTGAAAAACATAAAGAACTTATATCACAGGGTGTTGACCCAACCTCTGATGAATATTATGATGAAATAGATAAGACTATGAGAGATTATTTCCCTCATAAATTTGT